AGACTGTGTTCGGGCCGATTGTGACGTGGATCGCCGAGAAGCTGGAGCAGATCCGGGGCTGGTTTGTGACGAAGTGGAACGAGATCAAGGCCAACATCCAGACGAAGATCGACGAGATCAAGGCCAACATCCAGACGTGGCTGCAGAACATGCTGAGCACGATCCAGAACTTCGACCTGGGCGCGGCGGCGCGGGCGCTGTTTCAGAAGGTGGTGGAGGGGATCGCGAGCAAGGTGGGAGATGCGCTGGAGACGGTGGCGGGCTTCCTGGACGATGCGTTCGCGGCCATCGAGAGCTTCGATCTCAAAGCGGCCGCACAGACGTTCTTCGGGACGACGCTGCCCGGGATTGCGACGAAGGCGGCGGAGGCGCTGCGGAATGTGGGGGATTGGCTGCGCGACACGTTCGACCGGATCCGGGAGAAGGACCTGAAGGGCGCGGCTGAGAGCATGTTGGAGACGGCGATCTCGGGGATTGTGGCGAAGGCGAGGGATGCACTGCGGGAGGTGGGGGACTGGCTGAAGGACACGGGGAACAAGATCAAGGGCTTCGACCTGAAGAGTGCGGCGATGACGATGTTCGGGACGGTGATCCCTGGGCTGCTGGCGAAGGCGGCCCAGGCGCTGCAGGAAGTGGCGAAGTTTTTGCTGAATATCGCTCACAAGATCGCGGCGGCGGATTTCAAGAGCCAGACGATGACGGCGATCCAGACGGTGATTGTCGGCATCATCACGAAGGCGGTGGAGATCATTCAGGCGGTGACGACGTTCCTGGTGCAGATCGCCGAGACGATCCGCAGTTTCTCGCTGCACGACGTGGGCGTGGCGCTGATCCAGGGTTTGATCGGCGGGGTCCAGTCGATGGCGGGGGCGCTGGTTGCGGCGGCGCAGGGGGTGGTCAGCTCGGCGATCCAGGCGGCGAAGAACCTGCTGGGGATCGGCTCGCCGAGCCGGGTTTTTCGAGAGATTGGCACGGACACGATGCGAGGTATGGTGATCGGCATCGAGGAGATGGCGGGGGCCTTGGTAGGCGCGATGCAGGGGGCGCTGGGCGAGGTGACGGTGGAGGCGGCGGAGCAGGCGGCGGCGATTGCGGACGCGGTCTCGACGATGATCGACACGATGCTGGCTTTGATCGATGCGGCGGGGGCGATGGTGGCCTTCGAGGTGCCGGCCGGACTGACGGCGGCGGTGGACGAGATCGCCGAGCAGATGGCGTATGTGGTGGAGCGGTTCGTGGCGACGGTGGCTGATTTCGAGATGGACGGGGTGGACGCGGCGGTTGCGCTGGCGGAGGCGGCGGGGACGATTGGCAGCAATATCGGGTCGGCTATCGAGGGGATGCTGGCGGCGTGGCAGTTCCGCCTGCCGATGATGGCGGACGGGACGGATCAACTGTTCGAGGCGCTGCGGCGGTTCGTGGCCAGGCTGGAGACGATGGCGCAGAATATGGCGTACCAGGCGTTCGATGCGGCGCTGCGGTTTGCGGACGCGGCGGGGCGGATTGGCCAGGGGATCAGCGACGCCATAGGCGCGATGCTGGCGGCATGGCAGTTCCGCCTGCCGGCGATGGCGGACGGGACGGATCAACTGTTCGAGGCGCTGCGGCGGTTCGTGGCCAGGCTGGAGACGATGGCGCAGAATATGGCGTACCAGGCGTTCGATGCGGCGCTGCGGTTTGCGGAGGCTGCTGGGACGATTGGCAGCAATATCAGCGATGCGCTGGACGGTCTGGGCGCGGCGCTGGGCTATCAGGGCGGGCTGGCGCAGGAGTCGCTGGATGCGTTCGTGGCGGATATGCAGATGCTGGTGCAGGCAATGGAGACGGCCGGGCTGCTGTTCACTGAGGATGGCCTGGCGGCGGCAACGGCGTTGGCGGAGGCGGCGGGGACGATTGGCGGCAATATCGAGGATGCGCTGGACGGCCTGGGGGCGCTGCTGGACTATCAGGGCGGTCTGGCTCAGGCGGCGCTGGATGCGTTCGTGGCGGATATGGTGCTGGTGGTCGGTGCGCTGACGGCGGCAGCAACGCTGGTGACGCAGGCCGGCCTGGCCAGCGCTATCGAGTTTGCGGACCAGATCCGGGATATCACGGCGAGTGTGTCGGCGGCGATGCAGAGTATGCGGACGATCCTGGGCTATGAGAGCGGGCAGACGGCGACGCTGATGGCGGCGTTTTTGGTGGATGTGGGAGAGATTGTGCTGCGGTTGGATGAGGCGCGGGTGGATCTGGGCGCGGCGCTGTTGGCGGCGCAGCAGATCGAGCTGGATGGCCAGGCGATTGGGGCGTCGATTGGGGCGGGGATCCTGGCGGCGACGAGCACGCCGGCGGGGGTGCCTGCGGCGCTGGCGGCGCTGGCCGGAGACATGAGCGCGGCGATGGCTGCGATGGCTACACAGTTCGCTGCGATGAAGAACGCGGCGTGGGCGTTCGGGCGGGACTGGGTGTTGATGCTGATCAACGGCATGGAGAGTAGACTGGACGACCTGGTGGCGCTGCTGGCGTATATCCGGGGGCTGTTCCCGAGCTCGCCGGCGAAGTACGGGGCGTGGCGGACGCTGCCGGACGGGTCGGTGGTGGGGCGTGGGTTCGGGCAGGATCTGGCTGTGAGCCTGAGCCGACAGCAACGGCCGGTGGCGTCGGCGATGGATAAGTTGCGCAGGGAGCTGGCGATGGGCGGGGGCGTGAGGCCGATCCGGCCGCCGGTGGAGGTAGGGTCGATGGGCGCGCGGCCGATGCTGGCGACGGCGGGGGGCGGGTCGATGCGGCCGCCGATCCAGATCACGATCAGCGGGAATACGTTTGGAAGCCGGGATGATATCGATTATCTGATGGATGAGATGGATAGGCGGCTGAGGTTGCAAGGGGCGTTTAGGTTGTGATGATTGGGTGACTGGGTGATTGGGTGATTGGGTGACTGGGTGATTGGGTGACTGGGTGATTGGTTGGCGATAATGGAGGTTATGAATGGCGCAGTGGGCGCTGGATTTCGACGGGACGAATGACTATGTGGACTGCGGCGCGGTGGCTACCGGCAGCTGGACGGCGCTGACGGTGGAATGCTGGGTGAAGTTTGACGCGCTGGAGGATGGGGGGATTGTGGCGCAGTGGGGCTTGGCGCAGGTTTTCAAGCTGGAGATGAGCTCGAGCAAAGTGGTATGGACGGTGACGGACGCTAGGAGTGGAGTGTTCAGCGCGAGAAGCGAGGATCTGAGCACGGAGAAATGGTTCCACGTGGCTGGGACGTTCGACAGCAGCGGGGTGGGGCTGTGGATCGATGGGGAGCTGGTGGACAGCGACACGGGGTCGGCGGACGCGCTGCCGGCCAACAGCCAGGACGTGGAGCTGGGCCGGCTGAGCACAACCTACGCGTCGATGCGTCTGGCGTGGATGCGGATCAGCGACAGCGTGCGCTACGCAGCGGCGTTCACTGCGCCGAAGTCGCCGCCATGGCCGGATGCGAACACGGTACTGCAGTACGATTTCATTGAGGGCACGGGGACCGGCCTGAACAATCGGGAGGGGACGGCGACCTACGATGGGACGATCAGCGGGGCGACGTGGCGCTGGGATGCGCCGGACCGGATCGATCTGTGGGGGGGGAGCTATGAGCGGTTCGGCGACGAGTGGACGGTGTTGATCAGCGGGACGGACCGGACGAGTGTGACGGCGCTGGATAGCATCTCGATCCTGGAGGAGATCGGGAGCAATCGGGACACGGCGGTGTTTCGGCTGGAGGATGTGGCGGCGAGTGTGGCGCCAGCGACGTGGAGCCACGTGCAGATCTGGCACGGGGGATCGCTGTTGTTCGGCGGGTACGTAGTGGCGCTGGACCTGCTGGTGAAGGGGATCCATCTGGATGTGGTGTGCCACTGCGTGGACTGGACGGTGCTGCTGGACAAGCGGGTGGTGGCGGAGAGCTACTCGTACACAAATGAGAACGCGCTGACGATCCTGAAGGATATCACGGAGAATGGGTGGGTGCCTGAGATCGACGCGACGCTGTATACAGGCACGGGCACGACGGGGCTGGATGTGGATGTGAACTACGGGTACGTGGCGGACCTGGTGAAGCAGTTGGCGGAGCGGTCGGGGTTTTACTGGTTTTTGCGAGAGGATGAAGAGGGGGATGTGTATCTCTATTTCAGCGACGCGACGAGGCCGGCGCCGTTTGGTCTGAGCACGAGTCCGGACATGAGCACGACGCTGCCGCTGCGGGTGCTGCAGTGGTCGGTGAGCGGGTCGGACCGGGTGAATACGGTCTTTGTGCTGGTGGATGATGTGTATGACAGGACGTATAGCAATTGGGAGTTGGGCCTGCTGAAGCTGGAGGGGACGCTGGAGTCGACGGCGGCGGAGCACAAGCTGATCGGGGCGAATGTGCTGGATGAGCTGGACGCAGACCGGGTGACGGGCAGGATCGAGCTGCGCTATGGCGGGGTGCATCCAGGGATGACGATTGGGATCGTGCACGGGGTGCTTGATGTGGACGATGATTTTCTGGTGCACCAGGTGCGGATCAAGCCGGAGGGTGGGGGGGCGGTACGGTATGAGCTGGCGGTGAGCAATTTGAAGACGCCGGCGCCGACGCTGAGCAGTGCGTTGCGGTGGGTGTGGAAGCGGTTGTGAGGATAGGAGTGGGGGATTGGGTGACTGGGTGACTGGGTGACTGGGTGTGGACGCGAAGAGACCTCCCTGGGTGGGGAGGTCTCTTTTTTGTGTGGGGGACAACAATGCGAGCTATCGATATTGCCTGCCTGTTGTGAGTAGCGGGTAGATCATCCCCCAGAAATTTCCGGCGGCGTGGTCGTAGTTGGCTTTGTCGTCCTGCATCGCGTCCCATGGCCAGGTGCGTGTCAGCGCGTGGCGGCCAATCACGTCCTGCCACAGGATGTCATCGTTGAGGATGGTCTCCTCGTGGCGGCATAGTTTGGCGCCTGTAACGCCGTGTCCGCCGCCCTCGCCGTGAACAGCCCAGCGGTGGGTGAACCAGACCCAATAGATGCGGCGCACCTCCATCTCGATTTTCATAGCCTCACTCCTCACTGTGTGGATACCGAGCCGCCTGGTACTGGTCGAGTAGCTCGCCGTGGGCGGGCTGCTCGCCCACGGCGACGCGACGCCACCAGCGTTCGCTGGCGTCGATGAGGGCGGCCTGGCCGATCATGCCGCTGGACCTGATCGCCTCGACCAATGCGGCGCCGTCTACGTCCCATTTTTTGTCAAGCTGGTCCAGGCGGCAGGCGTCTTGTATCTCGGCCCAGAGGTGGCTCAGGCTGAACGTGTCGGCGAACATGGTGCCGTTGGTGGCATCAAGGATCAAAGCGCATTCGTTGCTGCTGAGTGCGCCGCGGAACTCCATGCGGGCGCGCTCCAGCAGAGCGAAATAGCGGTCGAGGGCCTTGTTGACGACGCCGGAGACGTTGCCCTGCTCGACGTCGGCGCGCTTCTCGATCTCGGCCATGATGTTGGGGCGGAAGGACATTGACAATTTGGTGACTGGCATGATAGTGCTCCTCGTGGTATGATGGGGATGTCGTGAGTAGTGTCCGACAGCGAGGCCCGGCCGATGCATCACCATCGGCCGGGCCTTTGCGTGTCAGTCCTTGGTCGGTGCGGCGAAGCGCCAGAAGTCGGCCCGGGCTCCGACGACCACACGATACCAGCCCTGGCCACTGACGGTGGGGTGCGTGCCGGGCAGGTGTACCAGGGTCGGGTTTTGTACGTACAGGTGGCCGTTCTGGCGAAACTGGCTGGCCGTGACCTCGTGGCTGTCCTCCAGCACCATGCGCTCGGTGGCCAGCACATCGGCGCCGGGGCGCTTGCTCAGCGGGATCAGGGCCAGATCGCCGTGGCGGATCATGCGTGCGTAGTCGCCGCCGAAGATCCAGTCCTGGCACGCCTTTACCACGTCACGCTCCAGGCGAATCGCCGTGCGCACCACGTTCGCGCTGACCGGGTGAGCGAACGCGCTGCCGTCCTCGTTCGTGCCCACCAGGAAATAATTCTTGCGCACGTTGCCCCAGCCGTTGCGAGTACGCTTCTCATACTGCCGGATCTGGATCACGATCAGCAGCGTGCCGGCGTGTACGTCAGTTCCGATGCCGTACAGGTCCCAGTTCAGCGCCTGGCCGCGGCCCTTGCGGTCAAAGGCGGTGCCGAAATCCCAGGAGCCGTGCTCGTCGACTTTGGCGGCGCTGCCGGCGGCGTTGACCAGGCTGCGCACTGCGCTGGCCGTCTCGGCGTCCAGGCTGCGCATGTTGATCTCGTCGTACTGTCCTCGGCTGATGGTTGCGGTTGTCATGGTAGTGTCCTTTCGTCTGTGTGTTTCGCTGTGGTAATACCACAGTGCTACCATGATATTACCACGTGTGATCAATATTGTCAAGCCCCCAATTTTGATTTCAACCTTAAAAGATTTGACCCCAGCGGTGGACTGGGGCGCGAGCGGGGGAGGGGGATAATTTGTATTATGGTGGGTGTTTGGGGA